ATGAAACTCATCAGTAACGATCTGCGCGATGGCGATAAATTGCCGCATCGTCATGTCTTTAACGGCATGGGTTACGATGGCGATAATATTTCACCGCATCTGGCGTGGGATGATGTTCCTGCGGGAACGAAAAGTTTTGTTGTCACCTGCTACGACCCGGATGCGCCAACCGGCTCCGGCTGGTGGCACTGGGTAGTTGTTAACTTACCCGCTGATACCCGCGTATTACCGCAAGGGTTTGGCTCTGGTCTGGTAGCAATGCCAGACGGCGTTTTGCAGACGCGTACCGACTTTGGTAAAACCGGGTACGATGGCGCAGCACCGCCGAAAGGCGAAACTCATCGCTACATTTTTACCGTTCACGCGCTGGATATAGAACGTATTGATGTCGATGAAGGTGCCAGCGGCGCGATGGTCGGGTTTAACGTTCATTTCCACTCTCTGGCAAGCGCCTCGATTACTGCGATGTTTAGTTAATCACTCTGCCAGATGGCGCAATGCCATCTGGTATCACTTAAAGGTATTAAAAACAACTTTTTGTCTTTTTACCTTCCCGTTTCGCTCAAGTTAGTATAAAAAAGCTGAACGCGAAACATTAAAAAACATTAATATCAATGTGTTACAATATCTTTAGTCTAAAAAATAGACTGCATAATGCTACAAAACACAACATATCCAGTCACTATGAATCAACCACTTAGATGGTATTAGTGACCTGTAACAGAGCATTAGCGCAAGGTGATTTTTTTGTCTTCTTGCGCTAATTTTTTGTCAAACACATTACGTCGTTTGCTGAATTTACAACCATGCTCAGTATCTCGATAAGCGCAGAGAAATGATGCAATGGTGGGCGTACTGGATAGACGGTAACGTCACATGACCTTCGCATTACGAATTAGTAGAATCACATTTAACTAGCTGTTTTACATACACATTGCCGCATTCACTATAAGAAACTTAATGGCACATGATGCAAGACAATGTTAGATGCTTCACCTTGTGTGACACAAAAATGGCACATGAATTTTCACTCCTCACTTGACCAGAAACGAGGATATGTTTGAAGAAGCCGATATGTGGCTGGTATCTGAGTTCCCGACAGTTCGCCAGGTTGGGCTGTAAATTATGCAGGCTGCCAGTCTCAACAATCACCGGCGGCCTGCATCGTGTCTAACCACTGCCTACCGGGAATTTGCGATACGGTGTCGGCACTCCGACATCGTAAATCGGCACCGTAAGCTATAACAAACCAAGGCGAAGCTCCTGAGCTGTACTCATACAACAGAGAGCATACCTATAAGCAATGGTGTCATAGCCGATCAATACTAATGTATAATCGTTGATCTATAAAATCTAATGGACGAAGTCATGCGTATTGATAAAATAGATTTTTTAAGATTTCTCGGGCTTTCTCTAATCATTCTAGCCCATGTCCAGCCTCCTTTATGGCTAGCTCAACTGCGTAACTTCGATGTACCTTTAATGTTTATGGTCATGGGAATGTCATTTTATGTGACAGAGGAAAGACATAAAGACAAACTAGGTTATATCGCCTCGCGCTTTCGTCGATTAGTTCTTCCTACATGGATTTTCTTTGGTTTTTTCTTCGTAATAAATGAATGTCTTGCCTTAGCATTTAATATTAAAAACTTCACTTATCCACAAGGGCATATAATTACCTCATTTACGTTATCTAGCGGATTGGGATATGTTTGGGTTATAAGGCTTTTTTTCATAATTTCGACAATTGCGATATTCTTACCAAAGAAATTACTCAATGCAAGAATGTTGTATCTACTATCTTTTTTTGCTCTCACCGTAATTATTAATAGTCAATTCAAAAGTTTCTATAAAGAGCTTGACGAAATGAACAAAATGGTTCTCATCGGCTCCTATATTGCAAACACTATACCTTATATGTTTGTATTTTTAATCGGCTATAAACTAATGAGTTTAGACAAAAAGCAAATTTTACTGTTGATTATTTGTTCTGCGTCCCTGTTCTTTTTCTTAGTTATTGATTTTTACTTTGTAGATAATTCCTTTATCCCAACACAAATTGATAAATACCCCCCGGGGATTTACTATTTATCCTATGCTGTATTCGTTAGCACACTGGTTTATTTATATGCTGATGCCATTGTGGCTCGCTTAAAAAATACTGTTGCATGGACACTTGTCAAATTTACTTCAGAAAACTCAATATGGCTTTATCTGTGGCACATTTTATTCATATTAATGTGCCACAAACTCAGTTTAAACTTTGTGATAACATTTATTGTAACTTATACACTTGCATTATTAGTTGTGTATTCACAAGTAAAATTAGTGAAAATGATATCTAGCCACCTTGAAAGTAAACGCGCTTCAAAGATAATCATGAGCATATTTACAGGGTAATCTATAACACCGCGACCTCACGATAGGTCGCGGGTTAAACTAGTACGGGAGAGCAGGCCACTTTATTTCAGATAAAGAATTGAACTGCATACCCCTAAGTGTATCAACGTATTTAATTATTGAAGCGTAAAGGTTTTTTTCCTCATCAGAAAGCATATTTAGCAACAATTTTGCATTTAGGTTGTTAAATGATACATAGTTTAAAGCAGCTGAAATCCGCTCATCTCTCTGAATCGTAATTAATTCCAGGCGTTCTGTGTCAGTCAGATCTGGCTTTGGTGGAGGTTCAAATGTCGTTCCAACCCACTTATAGCCTATATCTACAACTTCACCTTCAGGTATAATTTCTAACTCGGTTCCAGGAAGCATTTCTGAATCATCTAGTTCAATAATGTTTATAACATTCCCGTTTTCAATGACTGCATATTTCATTACGCATACTCCATGATGATAATAATTCCAGGCGCACCATTACCACCGCCCATTGCAGACATCCCTCCAACTGATACGCCTCCCCCTCCCCCACTACCATAGCCACTTCCATTTGTCGGTAATGTAGGTGTTCCTGGTACCGCAGCTCCAGCAGCCCCCCCCATCCCTAAAGGATTAGATCCACCGGTACCACCAACAGTAGGAGCTGATGGATTTGCTACGCGGCCAAGGTTTGGTAACGATGTTGGCGTTGAAACCAAAATCATGCCTGTTGACATTGGCGCTTTATTTGATGCCCTGTCAGATGATACAAAACTTGCTGCGCTGGTATTCCCACCAATTCCAGGCTCACCACCTGGACATGAAATTAGACTCCCTAAGGAAGTCGTTCCGCCAGATGTCCCGCTATTACTGCCAGCAATGGCTCCAACTCCACCAGCACCAATAATTGCAGATAAAGAAGTCACAGAACTTAGATCAACATACGCTTCAATATAAGCGCCAGATTCCCCACCTTTTGCTGTTGACTGAGTCGTTGATGAAGTGGCAGGAGCCCCGCCACCACCTGCCCCCCCTCCTACTGCACGAATTAAAGCATGCTTCGCACCAGGTGTTTTTGTGTACGTTCCTGAAGTAGTGATAGTCTGAATATTAATGAGACGCCCTGGAGAATTTAATTGTAATGCAGATGTCAATTTACTCACGAACCCAGTGACATCACCATCATCAAGGATATCCGTATTCAGTGTCGTTGATACAAATTCAGCCAAGGTAGAAGCAATAAACAACGACTGTCTAAGCGCTTTATTCACCTGCGCACTTGATGCCTTACCTGAAGTAAATCCTGATAGTAGTGTCGGTAGCGCCTCCCAGTCAGCTTGTGGCGTAACATTAGCGTTAGGATCAAGCGCGAACGCTTTGAAGTTATTTGTTGCCATTAGAGTAATACCCCCCAAGCGCCGGTATCAAAACCGCCGATATATTCGTTGTCCATATCAAACCCAAAAAATTTAGTGCCTTCAGACGGTGTTTCTACCGAAGGCGTTTCCACATCACCGGCCCATACGCCAGCTGCTTTTACGGTGAGATAGCCCTGTTTAATTGCGGCAATTAACTCACGCGATACATCTGAAATATCAGTATCAGGAAAGACCCAGACCGATATCGTCATGTCCTGGTTATCGACTATCTGCATTCGCAGCCCGGATCCTGCTGTTGCCGCGTCAAGAATTACTGGAAGCGAATCATTCCGTCCGTCCCAGTTATTAATCGCAATCTTCGCTTTAAGAATGACACGATAAGTTTCATCGCTGAGATACATGTATCCTGAATCAGGATCGTATGGTCCCTGCCATACCCCCTGGTCATATCCGAGCCCGTCAGTGTCCCAGCTGAAATAAACGCCGCTAATTGGCTGGCTGACTATACGACTACGCCCAATCCACAGACCGAGGGTATCGAGCTGTACGCCGACCGCCGTATCTATATCAAAGGCTGTTACAAGTCCTGACATAGTGCTGGACACATCAATCAACGGGCGGGTGCTCAGATCTATATGGTCAAAAAAGAGTGGCTTGGTAGCGTGGTAGTTAGTGATCAGTTCGGTGTATTTGCTCATGAGGTCACCGTGATTGTGATATTCGCGGTGCTACAGGACGCCGAAGCATCATAGGCAATATCAATATTTGATGCCGATACGCTGCCAGACGACTTACCGATCAGCAGTTCGGTAATGTCGTAATAGCGGGCATTCCCGCCGCTCACAACGCCGAGGTTTGCCGGGGAATAAATACGGCTCAGCAGAACGTCGTCGCCAATTGTTAGGCCATTTATATAATCGGCAACAGCCTGTTTAATCTGCTCGCCGATTTGAGAGGTATAGCCGGTAAAAACTTTCAGGGTAATGGCTACGAAAATTGGCACATCGGTAGAGCGCGAAAAACTGATGACGTGTGGATTACCGTAAGTATCCGGCACCGTGACAGAAGTTTTACCGTAAGTTGCGGTTCCCTGCCCTTTACTCCCCCGGATTGTTTGGGCTATCTCGGTAACATCCCCTCCATCGACGATGGCGGAAATAGAGTGTGGCGGCAGCCCGTTGCTGTCGGTTGCCCCAGTGTCGTTCTCATATAGTTTGTGACGTGTCACGCCAGCAACATTAGCGATAGCACCGTCGACACCTTCAAACGGTGTGATCGATGGTAGCGCGACGCTTTGCCCCTGCCGAATGCGCAGCTCTGCGTCGGTTTCGGCTGGTGAACCGACAGTAGCCGCAACTGGATTGGTTACCGACACCCAACCTCGGGTCGGGGTGTTGATAGTGGTAATAGTCCCGGCCAGCGCCGCAACCGAACCGCTATTCGCACATGTGGCCGTCACCAGCACAGTACCATCAACGCCGATCGCTACACTTGCGGGAAAATTCCAGATAATGCCGTTTTTATCCCGTGCGGAGCCATTCGTGATAGTCGTGCCTGCCGTACCGGTTAACAGAAGGTCAGCAGTAGAGTTTGTCGCTACTTTTCGCGTGATCCCGTTAATTTTCACATTGTTGCTAAGCGCTGCGGCCTGCGCTGTCGTCGGTGAAAACGAGTTGTAGATCTCGATAGCAGTATTGTTCGCGTCATGCACGGCAAGAGCCACCAGCGCGACCATCTGCCCGTCTTTGCTGTCTGGTTCGAGGTAGGCATCACTACCGTAAATCTGCCTGAAATAGCTGGTCAGTGTATCAAGGATTGTCTGGTAATCAGGCGCACTAATCCCCTGGGCGGTTACCGTTGCCGATAGCCCCAGCGTGTCGAGGTTCAAAGCCATTTATGCCTCGCTTGTTACAGTCGTCTGGCCGTAGATTGTGTCAATGGAGGAAGTGAAGGTGACGCGACGGCTGGTGCCGTCATAATTGGTATCGAAGGAAAGAATCGACAGAACGCCCGGTGTATCCTGTATGCGTTCGCGTATAGCCAGGATGTAGACATCTGATCGCTGCTTCCCAAGCACTGACTGAACATACGGCGTGCCTTCCGTCAGATCGAGAAACCACTGACCGCGCCACAGCTCGAAACGGGTTTTTACGGCCTGGGCGACACACTCCGGGCTGTCGATAAGGAAGGTGTCGTCACCCTGCCCGAAAGTGTAATCGCCGTCAGCATCTTCTCGTCGGTATCGCATCAGTTTACCCCACCAGAATTGCCGCTACCCGTCTGAACGCCTTTGTGGGTGTGCGTGTCATCAATAGATTTACCGTTAGATTTAAGCGTCCCAAAGAATTCAATCGCACCAGTAATTTTCGCCGCTGTTCCGCTGGCAAGACTGCCGACCATCCCCCCCATCCAGGTGAGTAGACCGGTAATCGTTACCTTCGCTGAGAATGTCGATTCAGGCGCGATAACATCCAGGCCGCCTGGCGCTACAATTTTAATTTTCTGCGTGGTGGGGTTGAGCTCAAAATACGTGCTCCCATCGTCGCTGCGCAGCTGCGTTGCTCCGGTACTGATTCCACCGATTTTTTGTGCTTGCGACTGCGGGCCAACGATGGCGAACGCATCCGATAAATCATGCTGACGCGGGTCGACGGTCTCCTGAACGCCGCCGCTCTGCCACCAGAAATCGATGCAACGGTCGGCAAAGATCAGCAGGCACTCGTCGCCTTCTTTAACCGGAAAGGTCAGTGTGCAACCGCCACCGCGCGGGAAGATAACCGGCACATCCACCAGCGGTTTTAATTCGGTGGAGCCGTCGCCAACAATACCGCGTAGCGCCACCTCTACTGTGCAGGTAACAGTCTCAGGATCGAACGACTGAATGATGCCGGGCATCGCTACGCGCATCTGGGTCGACACCGAATCGGCAATGGCCTGCGCGGTCTGCTGCTCACCGCCGATCTGTGATTGAGTTGGAATTGGCATAAAAACCCCATAAAAAAACCCGCTCGGCGGCGGGTTGTGTACAATTTACTTTTTGCTATCAGTAGCCAGTTATCGTATCTGCCAGCAGCTCATTCTTATAATCTGACAAAAGTTTAAGCGCCAAAGCAGTGTTATCGCAGTCGGCCTCTCCCGTAGCAGCAAAGATGGTCAGCTTGACTAACTCCATTGAGGTATTCAGTTCATAGCCATTCAAAAGCAAAAACACGCTGGCGGCCTGGAAAGCCGTTCGCTTATTGGCGTCATTAAAAGCGTGAGACTTCGCTATCGCAACCATGTACATAGCTGCAAATTTAAATAAATCCTCACATCCTTCATACATGCGTAAGTTATCGACGCGATTGAGGGCACCTTCGAGTTTTCCCCGGTCTGGTTGTCCGCTATTTGGCAATGTGCTCTTCTGAATAGCGATGACCTCATCTACCGAAAGGAATGTAATCTCAGTCATTACTTATCTTCCAGTTTTTTTATGATGTCCGCATGCTTGGTCTGAGTATGTTGCAGAGCTTTGATAAATGACTCAGACACGCCCTGCAAAGCAACTGCTGCATTAGTGGCCTTCATCATAGTCTGGCGAGCCTCATCAGACTGAAGAAGGGCATCCAATTGCTTAGTAAGCTTCATGACACCCTCCGTTATCTGTGGTGACAAATTCGATGCAATTAATTGCGCAAGATGCGTGTCTATTGTTTTCGCAGATGTTTTTACCTCATCTGCGGAAGCGATTTCATCAACTGATTTTGCACTGATGACAAGGTCGGGCTTTCCGCGCTGCGTAACTGTGACGCTTTCACCAGAGCGTAAACAGTCCAGCGTTGCAGATAAATCCGATCGCATTTGCGTGTAAGTAATGATTTTCATGGCACCCTCTCTGTACATGTACAGATTAGTGCATAATAAAAACGCGAGATCAACGATTATTGATGTTTAAGGATGCGGATCATCATTTCACCTTCACGCAGTCGTATGTTGCATACTGACGCGGCGCGTTCATGCTGGCTTGCAACCACTGTGCGTTGAGAATGGCTTTGCCGTTGCGCTTGATGTACTCAAGCCCAACCCAGCGGCCGGGTTGGTCGGTTGCAACCATCCATTCTGCTTTCATGTTTTGGTAGTCATCTTTAGACTTGAGAAAAGACATTTTTTGCGTTTCAGGTTTTACCCCGTTAATAAGCATTAGTCCTTCTTTGCCCGCAGTGAGGCGATACGGCCCGCACTGAGTATCAGCTAAGGCCTCTGACGTGCCGACAACTGATAAAAGAACACCACAAATTAGAAGTTTGGCCTTACCCATCTTATACCTGCCATTTTTTAAGCGTGTCCTGACTAACCATTTCACGAGCACCACGCGCAAAACACATCAAATCCATGTACCACGCCTGACCTCTGGTGTCGCCAGTATAGTCGATAGCTTTGACGATATAAACGCCATCTGTCGCAATGCTTGCTGGTTGACTGACAGTGCCGTTAACGACGAGATTACCATTCATGTCGCTCTCTTGCAGCTTTGGTGAGGGTATGATATTTCCATTCTCGTCGTATTTGACCGCACGAAGATCTTCATTGTTTAACTGCGTTCGGTACACCGAAGCCTGATCGAGCTGGATAAGACCATTAATGCGGATGTTCGGGTTTATCAGGCACCGCACGTTTACGCCGCCGCCCATCGTCTGTTGCGGCATACCGATCAGGCCAGTATCGGCATTCAACACAATGGCTTCGTGAATATATTTATCTTCAGGCACCATCTGGACCTGACCATCCACCAGCTGCCATGTCGCTTTGCACTGCGCAGCAATATTATCCATCACGTTACGGGTGGATGAATAAATCGCACGGCCACGAGGAAACACGGTATCAGGAAAGTCACCGGTAATGCCCTGCGTCACGCCGAACGCGTTGAAATCCTGCATCGTCGCCCGGTGCAGGTCCGCAACGGTATAACCAGCTGCAAGCGTGGTGATGGTAGTCGCGTAGAGGAACGCTTCGTGGTTACTGATGGCCTGAATCAGCACCCAGGAATCGGTGATGTTGTCCTTCCCGGTGACGGTGAAGCGAATATCACCGTCAAATATCAGGCCGTAGTTCTGACCGTTCACCTGCCCTACCTGGTCTGGTGAAATCTCCCGGGCGACACCAACCTGGCTCGCATCAACATCCGGCGCAATACCGTCATACCCGGCAATGATGCGAATTTTTGCAAACTCCTGCCCCAGTATCTTGTTCGTGGTATCGGTCGAAAGGTTGTAAATTTTCACGTTCGCCACTCGCGGCCAGCGTGTATCTGCCCACTCGATCTGGAACGTGACCTTAAAATCAGACAGGGAAACGCCCTGCCCGTTCTGGTCCAACAGTTGCAGCTCAAAATGGCGCATCCAGTTAAGAGACATTTCTACTCCTGCACGAAAATGAGGTGGCTGTATATGCCGAGGTTGGTTTTGGTGGGCTCGTCCGGTGCGCCTACATCGCAGCCAACGAGCAGCGCCCCGTTAATACCTAGTTGAGGATATTGCTCAAGAAGATTTACACCGGTTACCAGCGGCACGCCAGAAAGAAGCGGTTCGCCACTGCTATCTTGTACATCCAGAATCCAGCCAGCAGAATCACGCCAAATGACTCTCAGCGTGTATGTTGTCTCTGCTAACTGAATGCGAAATAGCTGGTTATCCGGCGATAAAGGGATTTCAGTTACATTCATTGGATACCTATAGAGTTACCAAGTCTGGTTCCTTTTAGTCCATCAAACCACCCTGTTGACTTAATTACCGATTCATTTACTGGGGTGGTGGATTTCATCCCGGAATTCTGCACCGCCGATGTGCTGACGCCATCCTGCATATCTGATTTATCTGCAACGCTAACGCTCTGCGTCTGCGACATGATCACTTCACGCAGGGTAAGCGTGCAGTTCAGCACGTTCTCGCTGGTTTTATCGGTCGTCACCTCAATGGCACGCACCAGCATATTGGTGTACACCCTCTTCCCGGTAATCACATCGAACGGTACGCGCTCAAGCTGCATATCCAGCAGCTTTTGGTATGTCTCCTTTGGGCTAAGCCCAGCGCTAAGACCGATTGAAGATGTATCAATGAAGTCCAGCAACGAACCGCCACCAGCGAAGCCGCATTCCATTGTGACTTCGCTGGGACGTTTATATGCATGATCGGCGATGAAACCCGAAGCGCTATTCGTTGTTGGCTTCTCCACCGGGTGCTCAGTAATTTCGAGCGCATCAGAATGCTTTTCGGAGACGACCACGCTGGGGATCAGCAGGCCAATTCGCCGGGATTGCTGGCGAAAAATCGCTGATAAAATATCCATTATCTCGGTCCTGCGGGGAGTTGCTGGGTTAACTGTGAATTCACGCCCTTTTGACGATCAACAGTCAAACGGGCAGCCTCGCGCGGATCGGAAACGCCGTGGATGTTAATATTCGTTTCCTGCTGAATCACCGGGGCGCTGGTGGGCATATTGCTCATTACTTTCGGAATGTAGTTGCGCGTTTCCTGCGGCATTAGCCCCATTCCATAACGCTTAACATTCCCGATCCCCCAGTTATATGATGCCAGTGCTTTGCTAAGGTCTCCGCCGTTCTGCCGCAACAGCTGGCTGAGGTACTTAGCGGCTGCCTGAGCTGACTTTTCCGGGTCGAATACATCATTCCCACGCAGGCCCATGTCGCGCGCCGTGCCATCCATAAACTGAAACAGTCCTTTCGCGCCTGCGCCGGACACAGCGAACTGGTTACCACCCGACTCGGTGATCGCCACGCTTTTCAACAAGCCAGCAGGCAGCTGATAAAGAGACTCCAGCTTATTGAACAATGGCCCCATCCAGTCGAGCAAAACCTTGCCCTGCGCTGTGGCTTGTGGGCGTTTAACTGATTGCGCCAACTTGGTGGGATCGCTCGGTATATTTGGAGAGATTTCAGCAGCACCTGCCGGTGAGAAAAGTAAATTACCGATTTTGGCAATCCCGTCTGAGATTTTTTCAAGATAACCATTAGCAGCCTGCTGACGGTTTTTTATTTCATCTCTTTCATGCGGGGCAATTTCATTACTACGAACATGCTGTTCCGCCCCGGGAATGTCAGGCTCATCATCACCGAACCAGCCGCGCACCGTTCGGCCCACGCTGCGAGGATCGAATCCCCAGTGCTCTTTAATCCAGTCGGCGGTACCGTTGGCGCTGTCTGTTACCATCGGCATCGCTGACGGATTTTCGCTGCCCTGATTTAGCAGCTGTTTGCCTATACTAGCGGCCTGCGCCCAGTTGCCATCTTTTATGGCATTCAGCAAATCAGCGATCATGTTCAGCATCTTGCCGAACTCACCCATTTGCGAAATGAAGTTGCTAAAATCCCACTTTAGGGACCATGACTTGGGGTCAATACCGAGCAACTTAGCCAGCGCTTTTGTCAGGTCCGTAACAGTCTTTTTCAGGTCACCAATCATTTTGACGGCCTGATCAATTTCAGTCTTCCATTTCCCCCAGTCAATCAGGCTTTTGCCACCTTCTTTCCACGTCTGGTAATCATCCAAGAGCAGACCAAGTGCAATAATAAGCGTCGTTATCATGCCCAAGGGTGATGACATGAAAGCGGTATTTAGCAGCCGCCATGCAACCAACAGCCCACTGAACAATGCGATAAGCTGCTGCGTGGCTGGGTTCAGCTTTTTGAACCAGGCGATCACACCCTCAACAGCTTGCCCAGTTCGCCATAACACGCGGGTAATCGCGTCACCTGCCCAGAGAATTCCTTTGATGATCTTCGTGATGACCGCTTCAATCTTCGGCCAGTTGTCGAGTATCTGCCTGCGGAAGTTATCAATACTGCCAGCAAGGCCACCAGCTAGGTTAGAGCCAATCTTGTCTTTCGCCTGTCCAAGCGTCATCGTCAGATTACGCATGGAGGTCATGAAAATATTGGACTGTTTAGCCGCTGACTCAGCATTAAAACCAATACGCTTTGCCGTCAACGCGTACTCAGAACTGAGCTGCCCCATCCCTCTGCGCATCGCCATCAGCGTGTTTTCATCGATGCCGAGCATCTGCGCGTATTGCTTCGCGCGGTAATACGGCATGTTGTTGAGCTTTTGCCCAACGCCAGTAAAGATGGCCGCAGTATCACGCATCTTTCCGCTGGCATCGCGAGTCTGGACGCCCAGGCGGTTCAGGAAGCCTTCCGCCCCCGGATTGCTACGCATGAAACCGGCCAGCCCTTCAAGGGAGGACATAGCCGACTCGGCGCTGGCACCGGTTTGCGATGCGGCGTATCCCAGCGCTTTGATGCCCTGGACACTGGCCCCCGTCCGCTGGGATGCCCAGTAAATTTTATCCAGACCGTTCGCGATCTGAGTGGTAAATCCGACAATGCTCAGCGCTGCGCCTTCCACCACCGCGCCGACCTTCAGAACGTTAGCTGTAACGCCTTTCAGCACGGCTTCAAACTTATTAGCGCCAGCCTGATCGATATCGAATCCCAGCGAAACAAGGAAATCTTTAATCGTATCTGCGTTACCGCTCATTGGCCGCTCTCCATTTATCTACCCGGGCGTCGTTATCCTCGCGCATGTCGAGGTAGTCATTGAGAAGCGCGATGCGGCAAAGGTCTACCGCACCGCTGTTAAGGTCTTTCTGGTCAATATGGAAGGCAAGCGCCGGACGAAGAATAAAGTCTTCACCGCCCGGCAGGCTGTTGAAGGTTATTCCGCTGGCGGGGTGGGCGTCTCGCTGGTAGGGAGTCCTTGCAAAAAATTTCCCAGCGAGTCGGCGACCACCCGCGCCACCAGTTGCAGCATGGTAAGCAGGTCGATATCGTCAAACGCCATTTCGCCATGCTGGCAGACCGGCACCCAGCCTTTCATGTGCTCGCGTGAAACAACGGAAAGACAGGGGAACAGGATAGCGTCCACGTCGCCATCACTCAGATCGGACACAGCATTGGCAATCTTTGGCAGGATGGTAGCCATCGCGCCTTCGGTGTCTTTGCTGCTGATCTTCTCCTGAACGCTCCGGAAGTCCGAAACCATCCCGGCCAGAACCGGCAACAGCTTGCGGGACACCTTCAGCTGTTCGAAAACGCTGAGCTTTGCGGTGCGATATTTCACGCCTTTAATTTCGAATTCCATGCGTTAAAACTCCCCGAGAAGCTGGTCAATCTTGCCGCAGTCGAATACCCAGGCGACGGTTCCGCCCTCTTTAGCGTTATTGAAATCAGGCTGTTTCTGGAATGCACACGAACGCGCAGTAGAAATATCACCCGATGCCGTGTTGCGAATGACGATCACGTTATTGCCCCAGGTGGCAGAGGACTGGCTTTGCGCGTTATACGCCAGAGACAGCTTTTTATTCACCGGGGAGGTTTTGAGTAGCGTCACCGTAATGGTGCCTGACTTATCGGCGTGCAGGCTGTGCATCACTTCGCCATCGGCACCGATGGTCATGGTGTTCTTGTTGCCGCCCATGGTCTGGGTGATACCTTCCTCAGAGTTCGCAGAACCCTGACCAAGATCGATAACTCCGGTCGGCCCGATGAGCGACGCGGTTACATCGAGAAAAGAATAAGTTGCCATTTATCGCTCCTTAGCGAACCACGTTGATCTGCACATCGGCGTAATGAACTGCGCCAGCCAGCTTACAGGCCACCTGGATTAACGGCGCTTTGCGTGCTTCTCGGTCAGCCTGTGCTTGCTCGGAAAGAGGTTGCGCATACACGTAATAACCTTTTGTCAGCGTATCGCCGGAATTCAGTTGCCCGATAGGGCCACCATTCCACACGCCAGCCGCTACCAGACCGTTCGTGACGGACTGATCCATGGACTGTTCAACGTTGGAAAGCAGACGGGTCACACCGGCATCAGTCTGCGGAATTTTGGTGGTGCTGGTGTAAAGCAGGTTATAGAGGTTGGTCTGAACGTAGTTCTGCAACCAGTCGAGCCCGTGGCGCTCGTCGAAGAAGTCACCGTTCGCCATGACACCCTGTTGCAGGATCGCCGTGTCGTTGGCGTAGTACACGAACACGTTCGCATTCTTCGCATCCACCGCAGCCGCCTGTCCTACCGTCAGCGTTTCGTAGGTTACGCTCGGTTCCTGTTTGAATTTCAGGGTAATGGTGGTATTGCTGCCGTTGAAATTGACAGTAAACGCGCGACCGAAAGCTGAAACCGCCGCATAAGGGCTGCTGGTGGAATATTGAATAAAGGTACGGGAATACTTACCGGCCTTTAATTTAGACGCAACATCGGTCGTCGAAGTCGCGCTGATAATCTCGGCGTCGGCAGAGGTTACCCCGAAAATGCGGCTCAGACTGGACGCTTCGATGAGTTTAGCAACCTCAATCACGTCATCAGCATCAAGCACATCGCCACCAGCGACAACATCATCAGCGACAACCAGCCCATACCAGTTGGTATACTGCAGGCAGGCATTAACAGCTTGCACGATGGTTTCCACGCTTCCACCTTCGGAAGAGGTCAGCGTCTTCGCCCAGCGGCCAACATAAACCTGCGTCGGCTTCGGCGACTGGCTGAAAAATACCTGCGCCGCTTTATATTCCGGGCTGTCGACTCCGAAGTCTTCGCCAATGTCCTCAACGGAAGCATAAAGGCGAATGCGCTCCTGCACCGGAATGACAGTGGAAGAACCGAGGATCAGCAGCGCGCCGAAGTTACGCCCAGTAGCCGCTTTCGGCGAGATGATCACATCAACGTTTACAACGTTGGATACAGGTAAGCCCTGCGTCATAATTTATTCTCCAAAAAAGGTGACTGGCGCTTCCACCAGCGATTTAATGCCGTACTCGCGCACAACCTTCCGGCGCAGGCGCACCGTCATGTCGTAGCGGCGAACCCATTGCTGGTTGATAAGTTCGGGGAAAGGGGTCAGACCGGTATAGTCGCCCAGAGACAAACCAAGCGCGTTCAGCTCAGCATTGTTTTGCGGGACAGATATGCCATCGCGAAAACGGGACGCATAAGACATACCAGCCGGGCCATAGAACGACGCCATGCACTCGAACGTTTCATGCCGCCAGAGCTGAGCGCCCTCGTCGGTCTGATTGGTGAATGCAGGACTGTTATCAATGGGCCACCCGGTAACGCCGAACGCACACCAGTTCGTTTCAACTGACGGTAGTGATGGCTGTTCTTTCTGCCAGCGCGGGCGAACCATCCCCGCAGGCAAGCCGGAAACATTGCGCATCCATCGGCTTAGCAGCCTGTCGAGCGCTTCGTCATAATCAGGATCGCCGCTGGTGGGTGTCAGCCAGCCGCGCTCTGTGCTGGTGTTATTGCTCAACGGGAGTTCCCCCATCAAACGGCAGTAATTCGCAATGTGCCTGGACAAAGCCAGCACCGTAAGCCGTGTACGGGTCGACGAATGTCACACGATAATCACGGTTCTGGTACGTCACGATATCGGCATCACGGCCAGTCTGCCCCTGCGTCAGCCGCTCAGTTGTCACGATGAGAATCGCGCCACTGATAACCTGGCCGGACTGCATACGTCGGTTTTCGAGAGAGCGGTCAACGGTAACAACTCCGGCAAACTGCGTTTTAACTTCGCTGTCGCTGCCGATCCCGTCCTCGTCCACCGTTTGCGCGCGACGCGTTACCCACAGGTTGAAGTCGCAAAAATCGGGGTCAAAAAGTACGTCCGTCACATCAAGATTCGGCATCTTTATCCCTCACAACATGGGTAATGGCTCTGCGATATTGCCCGGTGTCAATTAGCGGTTTCACCAGGTCGGTTCCGGGAGACTCGCCAGCAGCGCGCCGCGCAAGTTCCGCTTTTGCCCCTTTGCGGCCACGGCGTGCACGGGCTTCAACGGTGCTATCAGCAAGCGGTGTAAAGCCGGTAATGGTCATGTAACTCCTGACGCCATTCGCGGCCAGCGTTCCGGCGCGGTTAAGCGCTCTTTCTGCACCCGCCGCATTTCCATCAAGCGCAGCCTGCGCCGCTGCTTTGAGCTGCGGCACCGTCTGTTCCTCTACGGATTTAACGCCGGGGATCAGGTGCGGGCGTGGGGGTATGTTTTGCGCTGGTGAGCCGTATTCGTTGACGTAACCGATCCCGGCATTACCAAACGGAACATCCTCACGCTCGCTGTCTTCTTCCGGGATGCCGACCAGCACATCTTTTTTGGTTAACGACCTGAGCGCATCCAGAATGGCCTTAGCGTTATCCACCCTCGTTGTTACACCGCTTTTGAAACTCATAGCTGGCGACCGCCTGCACCGAACATCGTGATCAGCTGATAAAATTCAGCGCCATATCGGGTGTTATTCCAGAAGCCTGCGTCAGGGTTTAGCGTCGCGCTGGTGTCATAGCTGACGCTTACCTTGTCAACGGACTTGGAGGACTGAACACCATTGGTTGAGCCGCCCGGGCCGCCGACGAGCATTGCCCGGCTATCTGCCGCCCAGAGCGTCATGTAGTGAGCCACGAACAACTCGACAAAGTACGGAAACAACTCTTTGCCGGTGACGTTTTCGCTCAGCAGCACATCAGCCAGATTCAGACGAAACTGGATTTGTGCTTCGGGATATTTGGCAGGGTCAGCAAACTGTGGAAAGTCGCGCCGAAAATCACTTACTGTTGGCAGGCTTTGATTCTTTGGCATCTTTCGCCCCATTACCGCCAGTCTGGGCGGCAGCAATCTGCGCTTGCAGGCTGTCGTTCTGCTCTTGCAGCTTGAGCAGCGCTTCTCGCAGATCGGCAATCAACTGATCTTTATCGATAATCTGCTTATCTTTGTCGGCAATCTGAGCTTGCAGGCTGTCGATAATGGGTTGCAGATCATCGGTGTCGCTAATCACGCTTTCGGAAAGCTCGGAGTGCGCCTGGGTGAACCAGTGCGACGCGACCTCTTCCGGTACGTTATGCCGTCCCCGGCCAAACTCCCTTTTTGACTGATCGCCGAGCGTCAGCGTAAACGGGGTGTGAACATGGATGGTAACCAGCTTTTCTTTCGCCATTTTCAGTTCCCTTCTGGCCCCTTTCGGGGCCGTTCTGGTTATCAGATACCGTCCACGTAGGACAGGGTTTCTTTGTACACTGGCTCAACCGCACCGAGCTTGCCGTAGTAGGTCGCAATCTGATACAGACCGCGATACTGGACAGGAACGCTTTGCAACGGCACCAGCGGATAGCGCACGTATTTCTTGTCGTTGGTGTAGGCGATCATACGGTCTTTACCGCCAACCCCACGCCCTTTCAGCCATTTGACCGCTTTGATTTCAAGCGGAACGCCGTTCTGGTGGAAAGCGATAGTGTTCACAGCCAGATAGGTCAGCAGTGACTGGTTACCCGCTTCGGAAACCTTACGGCTCGCCAGCAGTGAATACTGCTCTGGCGGAATGCGCAGATCAGAAGGCACGATGGAATAACCGGATGCTGCCCAGGCATTAGACAGAATGCTGTTCACGCTATCGAGGATCTCGTCGTTGGTTGAGTTCGCCCAGATCTTCGGCGCGTTGTTCAGCGTCACACCGACGAGGTTTGCCAGACCTTTCAGGCCGAGTGCGTCATCACCGATGTAAACCTGCTCGTCGTTGTCCATCTGCCATTTGAGCTGCATCCCGTCGTACTTCTGGGTATCAATCGGGCGGCCTACCTGCTGAGCAGCTGCCAGCTCTACAACGGTCCAGCCCAGTTCCATACCCCAGAGGTTCAGTGGATTGCCGTCTTTGCTGATATCCACGTTCACGCCAGCAATAGCGGTGGAGTCTTTGCCTACCCAGTTTTTACCGTTCGGATTTGCGCCAGTACCCGCAGCGCCAAAACTGGTGTTAGTCCAGCTGGAAATGTCATCTGCGATAGAAACGTCTTCACGCAGCTGAATATCGCGGGTCCAGGTGTAACCCACCAGCGGCAGGTTCAGCGTCTGGTCGAGTCGCTCCAGCTCCCCGATGAGAAAGGCACCAGAGCTATCAACGGTTGCCTGATCAAAAGTAATCATTCGTCTGTTCCTTAAATCTTCCAGGAGATTTCTGCATTGCCGTTACCGTCACCGGCCCCTGTGAATTCGGCGTTGGTCAGCGCCACGTTTTTGCCACTGACGGACGTGGACATGAAGCCGCCCAGCGGCACTTTGATGGATTCATCAGTGGAGACGACAACGTATACCGGGTCGCCTTTTTTGATGGTGCTGGCATCAAAATCAGAACCGAGATTAACGGTCATGTAGCCACGCTTCATGGCGTCACCCGGGAAGTTCTTATCCGTCCCCACCTGGCGAACCATGTCTGGCTGCGATGTGGTCGGATACGGACGAACGTAGATCCCCTTCACCTTGTCGGCGGTGTCACCGTCCGCCAGCGGCACGAAAAAGCCGTCAGCGTCATATTTGCCAGCCAGACCATAGGCAGCGAAGGCGTTAGCGGATTTAAGGATCACCGGTTCGACGGTTAAGTCCTGCGGGCGAGAGATAGCCCCGGCAATGCCAACAGGCATCCGGTACAGAAATACATTATTCATTTTTTACCCTTTACGGTTTGCCCAGAATTCAGCGTTTTGTTTGTTCAGGGAAGCGATACTGGTCATGCCCATATTTGGACGTTGTGCATCGCCCGTGGTGCTGCGGGTGTTTCGCCCTTTGGCAATCTCAGACACGGCGTTAAACGCCATATCGACCGATTGCTTGGGCAATTTGCGGATATCTGCATCACCGACAACCTGGCGAACCAGTGTTTTGTCAGCGGCAGCCAGCACATCACGTTTGAACGCGGTCGGTTTCACCTTACGGCTCAGATCGATACCCGGAACGATAACTTCGGCACGATAAGCAGCGTCACCAGTAATCGTGGTTTCTTCTTCATCGTCCTCGCCGTCACCGGTCGGATTATCGTCAGGCTTATTGTCGTTATCGCCCGTCGCAGTTCCTTCGAGCTTAGCCAGCAGGGCTTTGAGCAAGGTTTTGATATCGTCCTCGCCGTCGCCGGTTGGCTCTCCGCCCATTTCCGGCTTTTTGTCCGGCAATGGTTGTTGCGGTGAAAGATTAATGTTGAGGTTAACGCCGCTCGGCAGATCCCCCTCATCTCCTGTAACCGATGCGGGAGCCGACTCCAGCAGTTCGTTCATGGTGTCAGCGTCACCCGTTTTGATGGCCGTGCGCATGCGGGTCCACCAGCTTTTCTTTTGATTTGCCATTGTGTCTCTGTCTCCAATTGCACAACGATTTCCGGCTCTGCCTTTGGGGACAAGAGCCACATGGTTTCCGGTAATATCGACCTGCTCGGCTTTACCTGGCTCGGTCTGCTCGTACTCCGCGTCATAGCCACACGACACTTCGCGCAGACCATCTTCGATAAGCTGAATGGCGCTTTCGTCTTTGACGATAAGGTCAGCCAGCATCAAATCAGACTGCACACCCGTCCCGCGCCGGACATTCTGAAGATGCCCGACCGCAAGCTCTTTCCAGTTCTCGGGGTTGACCAGCCGCACATTCCCGTTTTCATCTTCAGGATGCAGGATCGTGATGCTCATCCCTTCGAATGAGGCGAGCGTGGCCGGATGGAATACCTGCTCAGGAGAGCGCGTTACGACTATTTCACCGAACTTATCGGGTTTCAGTTTTGGCAGGTCATCAGCACCATAGAGCTGCTTACCTGTTCGTCCTATCGGCACGTCTTTGCACAGCAGCGAGCCGTCAGCCAGCTGATAACGGGTTTCCCCCAGCCGGGTATTGAAAAAATATTTCATGGTTTACCTGCGATTCAGGCGAGATAAGAATGAGGGTTGGGGAAGACGATTTCTTTGTAGCAACGGCAGTTCGGGAGCTCGCCAGCGTGACCGGTCATGCCGTCAAGCGTTGGAGGTCGGCCCCATTCGACAAACTTCCCTTCCATCTCTCGATGAGAATGCCGGACGTCGCCATCTTCGGCTGTACGCCAGATATAACCATTCGAGCCGATTGACAGCGCACGCGCCTGATCGAGCGCGCCGGTTGCGCGCCCAAGCTCAGTCCGGGCGATAAGGTTCGCTCGTGAGCGTGACACGTCACCGGAAGCAGCTATCTCTTTCGCGAATGGCTCAGCGCGGCCACCAGTTACTACAGCCTCGATGGCCTTGTTCTGAATGTCATACACCCGATCGGCGGCCTCAAGAGGCAGAGATTTGATGTACTTAATTTGCTCGGCGACGATGGATTTCATCACCTGGCCTACCGGGGCGCGGTCGACCATGTTGCGTAGTTCTGCGCTGATGTTCCGGCTGTGCTGACGCCACTGCTTTTCATTCTGGCGCGCTATGTCTGCGGTGAAGTTCTCAGCAACCTTCGTCGCCCAGGGGGTGATGATTTCGCTGTAGCGCTCCAGCGCATCCATTATTTCGGTGACGCTATCGTTTGAACCATCGTAGCGCCCATTTACGATATCCCCGACCGCCCGCGCTATCTGCCGTAGGCTCGTTCGATATCGGATCTCCGCCTGGCGACTCTGGCGGTTTGTCGCCAAGTTCGCCGATGCCTGGCGGCGCTTCGTCTTCGGCATTCTCGATATCCTCGTCGGTAATGGATGCCCCGATGCCGGTGACGTCAGAGTTTTCGCGCAGGTCGGTCATCGCCGCCTTACGCGTCATCAATCCGTCGCCCAGCGCGGTACTGATCGCGTTGGTGGTGTTTACGGCCACCGTTGATCGGTCAACGTCTGACATTTGCCATAGCGGGTTAAACTCAAACGTGAAATCGTCCGGCAGCGGCTTTCCGAGTTCCGAGCGGTGCATAATGTCCAGTATCCGGCGCATCGGCAGCCGTAAGCGGCGCTCCTGCAATGAGCTCACCCGGTCGTAATAGTTGGCGAGGTCTGCATCACCAGTAGAGAAGCCTTTCGGGGATTGACCGAACAGGCGTACCAGCGGGATACCAACGGCACCGCTGATCTGCTCAGCAAACTGCGAAAGAATGTCATCCAGACCGCTGAAGCTGTACTGGTGGGTTTCGAACTTATCCCGCGAGTCCATGAGCGTCATGCCTTCATTGCTCTGGAACTGGCGGATCAGGTCGATGTTCTTCAGCAGCGCCTCGAACGCCGGGCCTCCAAGCGCGATAAGCTCGCGCAACTTCTCCACGCTATAGGTACGCAGATGCGCTTTATAGACCAGCTGCGCCGCGCCGACAGTGGCGCTATCGAACGCAGTAAGCCGATCCCAGATACGCTCTACAACCGACATTCCCCATTCGTTTTCGGTCATCTTCTGCTGGAATGGCAGCGTGACGCCATCAAAGCGGATCAGGCGGCTGTGATGGATGCGCCAGGCCGGAATGCCCGTTGCGGTGGTCACCACGTCGTAAAACTCAGGCTTGCCGAGGTCCGGCCCCATCTCTTTAATGCGGCGTGTCAGCACCGGGTTAATCATCCAGCGGTCGAGCGGGAGAATGCCCTTAAACTTGCCCTCGCCAATGGTTTCGAGTCGCAGCGGGGTCATTGGTGCTTGCCCCTCGATCATGATGAAGCCGACCGCGCCGCCGTAGAGGCGCGACCATTTCAGCACGTCGTTCAGCGCATCCCAGATCTGCAACTCATCCAGTTGCGCTTCGAGGGTGCCACGGTCTTTGGCGTCAATCTCCGAAGTGATGCGAATGCCCTTTCGGGTCATATCGTCCGGGATAGCGTCGACCGCTTCACCGATAACCCACGAACCGCGATATGACCATTCCACCAGCATGCGGTTGCGGCTGGTGGAGTTCGCCCGGTAGGTCGATGCTGAATGCTGGTTAGGCGTCTGCATCCCAACGCGGGCGACGAAGTTCTCGTAGCCGTCAGCGGTGGGCTGTGCCGTTCGCTGAGAGGATTGCTTGTTTCGTGCCATCAGGCCTGTCTCCCTAGCAGCTCCCAGATGTTCAGGGCTGAATTCATTGGCGCGTAGCTGATCATCACCGAGTCGGCGAGGTTCGGCGACTTGGTGCCATCAGGCTGTTTATCAACAACGATTTTCCCCACGCCATTAATGGAGTAGGTCGGCTGCGACAGCTCGATGATGAGTTTGTCTTTGCTCGCCATGGCGCTGCTGATTGAGATGATTTCGTCCGGGTTGTAGGCCATGCCCTCAACCACGGCGCGATAGGTGTTCTGGAAAAGCTTGCGTAAATGCCACCAGCTCTGGGCCTTGGCGTTAGCGAAGAAGTCCTTATTCAGGCGGGCGGCCTGTCCGTTGTCCCCGCGCACCGCTTCATCGTCCGGATCAAATACCGCGCCGCTACCACGAAACGGTGTGGCGAGTATTGACGGTCGGCGCGCAGCGTTACGCAGTTCGTTGATGGCGCGTGCATCGCCGCGAACGCCAGCGCCCAGGCCGTCCTCGTCGAAGCGAAATTCTTCGAGGTTGTCCTGTTCGCAAAAGCCGAAGACCTTCTCAACGGACTGGTAAATGTCGCTGCCCACGCCGGACCATTCACGCACGTTCTCCAGAAGGAAGCCGTGACGGGTCGAAAAGGCATTTTTGTCCCGGCCTTCGTCGGCGACGTCCATCGCGCCCAGTCGCTTGCCCGTTGGCTGAATACCAAGTTTGATATGCGCGTCGACGACAGCCTGTACCCAGTCGGACGGGATCAGGACGCCTTCCGCAGATGCGCTGTAGTTCAGGTCAAGTTCCTGCGCCACCACCACCGGATTGTCGATTTTCTCGCACTCCCTGCGATACCACTCTTCATCCTTGCGAGGATCATCCCGCCAGTGGAATGTGAATACCGGTATCTTCCCGCCGTGACGCTTCTGCGCGAACGGGTTCGCCATGCCATTAACCGAGCTCAGGTCAATACGGCAACGGGTGGTTTGCGACAGCGCCGCATCAATCAACAGAGGACGCTGGAGGAATGCAGCTTCATCCACCAGGTAGAGCGTGGTACGGTCACCACGACCGATATTGTCGCCAGCCTCGCCTTTGATGACCGCGCCAGTATCGGGAAACTCAACGCGCATATACGGCGCATGCTTCTTCTCGTCCCACGAACCACGAAACTCGATGGGCAGTGTTTCCACGAACTTTCGCGCCTTCCAGAACAGCGCCTTCGGGTCACCGGTGCTGTCGACGTATTCCTCTTTACGGGAGCCGAAACCGATAACCATTTCTTTGTTGAAGAGACAAAGCGAGCAGGCCAGCCCGATCGCGGTCCAACTGAGCCCCATTTCGCGGCTCTTTTCGGTGATGCCGTTCTCCAGTCGTTCGCGCCGCTCCATGATCCAGTGAATCCACTCTTCCTGTTTCGGGAACAGCAGAAAAGGGATGGTGACCGGCAGGCCATAATCGATGTTACGCGGGTCAGTAGTCATCCCCCAGTCGATGATGAACTGTGCCGGGTTGGTGCGGTAAAACTGCTTTAGCGCTGGCAGCATTTCAGGGTTCTGGCGAATGCGCTGTAAGCGCTCCATCCGCCATTCAAAAACCATCTGGTAATCAGGATGTTTAAAATCGAAGGGAAATGGTAACGGCATACTTAGCCCATCATTTTTTTATACGCTTCTGCAGCCTGCTCCGGCGTTAAGTTGGTAATTTCTGTTCTGACTGGTCCTCCGTCAGCACCAGTCACTTCATTTTTGACATTGTCTTTAAACGCCTGAACAGAAACATGACGCCCGAGCAACTCAAGGTTTTTAACCTTATCAGGCCATTTGATTTTCTTCAGGAGAGCAGCACTATCTGCTGATGCCATCTCGACGACATCCATTCCTGATAGCGTTGTACGCCACACCTTAGGCCAGTCTTTAATCGGCTTCAGTTCGCCATTGGCAAGCAGAATGTCAAGCACGTCCATCTGATCGATTTCAGTCAGCCGTCGCAATACATAGGCAGCGTCTATACCTACCTCTTCATTGCGTTCAGCCTTTAGCTCAGCAATGCGATCTGCTATGTCAGGTTTTGACAGGTTCTCGCTACCAGTGGCGCGAGCAGTTTTCTCGCTGTAACCCGCCCTGATAGCTGCCTGAGTGGCGTTTAAATCTTTCAGGTACTCACGGGCAAACAGCTCTTGTTTGTCTGTGAGCTTTGCCATTATTGGCTCCGTTTATCCGTTAAAAGGGATATCAGTTAAGTTATCCCGTGCAGGGTATAAGCCATTGTCGAGACCACTCATTGAATGGCCTCTGCAATAACCGATGTCTTTCCATCAGCCTGCCACCACAAAGAATCTTTTTTGCCATAAGGCAGGAGGTTCATCTTTCAGTGGCTGCCAGTGTTATTTCCCCACTTACTGGCTTGGGTTGCTTCGTGGTACTGCCGTAACTGGTTGCCCAGAATAAATTCCGGTTTCATTATCAAGCCCACCCGTAAATGGGCTTTGTAATGGCTACTTCACTTTTGCTTTTGCTTCCGCTCGCTTACGCCGGCGCTCTTCTTTCCTCTCGGCTTTTGCCATGTCCATGAATGCCTGCATGATCGAGTTCCGCATCATGTAGCTAACAAAGTGATGATTGACACAGCCGTTTAGGCGCAGCTGCTCGCCAAACTCATCCACCGAGGCCAATGCTTCCATCATGCCCTTCTCGCCTTTCATGAACTCTGAGAAGTCGCGCCCCGCTCTGGAGGCGCATTCGATGACGCGATTATTCATCCTTGAAGCCCTGGGAGCGTAATCTGCAGCTGGTTAGCAAGGGTGTTAATCTCAGCGACCAGCACAGGCTTTGTATAGCGCCATGCAGCGAGGCCTTGCCCGCAGAAGCTCGCCATGTCCTTCTTCTGGTCAAACTCATGACACTTCATGTTGAGCTGCGCACTTAAGCTGTTGCGATGCTGAAGCTCTCCGGTGAAGTAGTCATCGAGGACCTTATAGGCTGCGTACTTGAACCCGGGGTTTAGCCATGCCGCATAATCGTATGCAACAAACTTCCCGCCATAGGTTCCGCCGTGTACGCCGCGGGCAGTGAAAACCACAGATTCGTGGTTTTTCTCCAGCTCGGCTAAGAACTCTTTGGTCTGCTTGTTTCGCAGATAATGGTAAGGCGATTCAGCATCACTTTTGCCACTGGCTTTCCACATATCGGTGAGGCAGATCATGCCGTCTTCTCCGACACGGATTGGTTGATTGAAGAGGGTTAATGATTTCATTTCGCTGATACCTTTTGGTGGTTGAGCCTGTTCTCGTAGATACGGGCAGCCCAAGAGCGGTCAGCGTTACCACTGCCCTATCTCAAGCTCTACCCCGAAAGGCTCTTGGTTGATATGCGCACGAGAATGCGCGGTTTACTGCGGACATAAAAAAGCCCCGCTTTTCGCGAGGCTCATTAAATTGACTTTGTGATTTGCAAAAAAATTATTTCAGGCATTGCGTCCTGATGTATTCCTGCAGGTAGTTAACCTGCGCGGTTATCTTGTCGATTCCACTTCGTAGACGGTAATAATTGAGTTCAGCATCTGCTGTAAGTCTTGGGCTTTCTCCATCGCCCATGCTGCTGGCTCCGGTCGTTGACTTTGCACAGGTGGCGGCGACTTGCAGCCGCTTACGGCCAGCAATGACATCGCTATGCAGACGCTCAATGGTTTCTTTCGCATCAGCCAGTTCTCCGGTGTATTTGGCATCCAGTGCAGCGACATCACGCTGGCGGGTCTGCATGTCTTTAATGGTGGCGGTCGCCAGGAGGAGTTTCTCAGTGGCCTTATCGCGCTGGTCTCTGTAAGTGATGGCGTTGTCGCGGTAGTGGTTCACGAAGAAAGCCAGTGCGCCGATTAACGCCAGCACCAGCAACTGCAGCCAGTAACGCTTAACCAGTGCGCTAATCATGACAGGAACAGAGCTCGCTCTGCCTTGCGGCGATTCGTGAGCCCCGGCATCACCTTTCCGCCTGATTTATTCCAGCGCAGAAATTCATCTGCCGCGCCTTTTATATCGCCAGCATTCAGCTTTTTCAGCAGTGTAGATGTGGAAAGAGCACGCGACCCAACGTTGTAAGCGAACGACACCAGTGCGTCGAACTGGCCTTGTGTCAGCTTCACCCTGACAACTTTCAGCACGTCATTCTCATAACCAACAAGCCCTGTTTTCAGAAGCCTGTCAGCGGTTTGCTGGTCGATAGTCATACCGCGCTTTACTGGCTTTCCGTCAACCGGATGGGTCCAGCCATAGCCGATGGTCCACGGCGCATCTCCCGTTCCGGGGTCGGGGTAAGCAGTCAGCCGACAACCTTCAAATTTTTTTATCAGAGCAATTCCGTCAGGACTGGTTTGCATCGTCAACTCCCGCCTTTTTTGCTGCAAGTTTTTTAATAAGATTGCCGATCGAATCGGTGCCGATGTATCCAATAAAGACGCTGGCTATGTAGGCGAGGTTGCTGCTCAGGCCGATAAAGTCCAGAAGGTCACGAACGAACCAGGCAATCATCGCGCACATCAGCGCATCAATTAGCGTTTTTGTTACCGCGCCGCCGTTATAGCGACCACGCAGATACGCCATGATAAAAGCCAGCATTGCACCAATACCCTGCTCCTTGGCGGCAAGTAGCGCAGCGATGAAATCTTGTTTGTATGGCATTTTCATAGGCCTCACCTCCGATTTTCCGGATGGTGCTGTGTGTGTTTGTAGGGGAAAGGCCGTCAGACTCTGATTGCTACATGGCATCTGAAAATGATATCTGCGGCCTGCAATAAAAAAGCCCACGGCGCGGTGGGCAATAGAGGGTAGTGCGTTGAGCTTTTGCTCTTATGGTCCTGGTAGGTATTTGGTGTGTGGTGACCGGTGCTGTGTTTTCCGGCATGTAAATGAACTACCCGTCGTCGCCATGGTGAGCCTTTACCTCACCATCTAGCTGATAAGTTAGCGCATCAGCCTGCGCATTCACCACAACGATAATTGCACTGCGCCTGTTTCGGTTAGCGTAACGGGATTAACCGGTCACCCCAATGCAATTATCTGTTGTGCAGATACAAAAAAGCCCCGAGCTATTAACTCAGGGCTTTATTTAACGAGTGCATTTATCCATCGTTGAGTCAAATTTACCCAATTTTATTCAATAAGTCAATATCATGCCGTTAATATGTTGCCATCCGTGGCAATCATGCTGCTAACGTGTGACCGCATTCAAAATGTTGTCTGCGATTGACTCTTCTTTGTGGCATTGCACCACCAGAGCGTCATACAGCGGCTTAACAGTGCGTGACCAGGTGGGTTGGGTAAGGTTTGGGATTAGCATCGTCACAGCGCGATATGCTGCGCTTGCTGGCATCCTTGAATAGCCGACGCCTTTGCATCTTCCGCACTCTTTCTCGACAACTCTCCCCCACAGCTCTGTTTTGGCAATATCAACCGCACGGCCTGTACCGTGGCAATCTCTGCATCTTGCCCCCGGCGTCGCGGCACTACGGCAATAATCCGCATAAGCGAATGTTGCGAGCACTTGCAGTACCTTTGCCTTAGTATTTCCTTCAAGCTTTGCCACGCCACGGTATTTCCCCGATACCTTGTGTGCAAATTTCATCAGATAGTTGATAGCCTTTTGTTTGTCGTTCTGGCTGAGTTCGTGCTTACCGCAAAATGCAGCCATCCCGAATCCGGCCTGTGATTGTGCCATCCCCATAGCAGCCATCACATCAGTACCGGAAAGAGAGTCAGAAGCCGTGGCCCGTGGTGAGTCGCTCATCATCGGGCTTTTTGGCGAATGAAATTTAGCTACGCTTTCGAGTCTCATGGCCTTCCCCTTTTTCCCTGTTTGACCATCAGGACGCCGTTAACTATTACGTGACGCTCGCCTTTACTGTCTCGGTTGTACTTGAGCACTGTTCCTCTTGCGCAGGAAAGCATCCTTGCCACTTCGATCTGATTGCCTCGTGTCTGGATAAGAAGCTCTGGTATCGTTTGAATTGTGGCGTTCATACGTTCTCCAGTTCGGTGATTTTTATTCCAAGCCGTCCGCCTGGTACTTTCACACCACGAATTACGCGAATGTCATCGAATTGCTCGTCGTCTTCCGCAAATCCGGCGTGGATAAGGGAGTCGAGTAAACCTTTCAGGATGTTGTCGAGGTCGCGGCGGCGGGAATCTGGAACGTCTGCGATGACTTTGATGCGGAGTCGTGATTTGGTGAAAATGTCTAACTTGAGTTGGCGAATGATTTGCTGAACGTCTTTTCGGTATTTCTGGCCTTTATCGCTGATGTAGTATTGGCTTTCCCTTCTTCGCCAGTAGGTGTTCACCGACGGCGGGTACGGAAGCACAAACTGATATTCGTTCATTGGACAAACACCCTCCCATTGTTAACCAATTTTTTAAGGGTAAGCACAATGGCCCGATCCATTTCAGCCCTTCGCTCTTCCCTGCTCATATCTCTCCCATTATCAATTCTTGAATGACAATCAACACATAGCGCAGCAGTAAGGCAATCATCTACTTTAATCCCAACCCCCTTCCCTTCATTTCTGTGAGCGGCCTGAACTCCGTATCTTCCGCAAAGAACGCAAAATTCAATATCCCTGACTGTCTGAAGCCATTTTTTGCTTCTAAACATCAATCCCCTCCAAAAAACGTCGGTACGCTGATTTGTTTTTTATGTTGCACACTGTCTGCGCACAAACACCAAATTCTTTGGCTATATCTCTGTATTTGCCTTTTGATTTATATATTGATTTCACTTGTTCTGGCGTTAGTTTGCAGAAGTGATGATTAAACCCATGAACAAGCAATCCGGAATCAAATCCATGTTTCGCATTTTCTGTTCGCGTTACCCACTCAAGATTTTCAACTTTATTATTAAGTTTATTTCCATCCTTGTGATTAACTTCCGGTTTGCCATCTGGGTTATCAATAAATACTTCTGCAACAATTCTGTGAACCATTTTATATGATGGTCTTTTCCCGCCACCTGGATACAGACCGACAAATGCATATCCTCCTGGTTTAATGCCATGAGATAATTTTTTTGATTTACGGCATGAAATGATGTCTCCATTTTCAGTTACTTTATATATACCCTCAAAGCCGGGGATATCTTTTTCTTTAACATCACTCATCGTCTTCTTCCTCGTACATTGAGCTATTCGGATCGCTCATCAGTTCTGCGCAGCAATCGGAGCACACGTGAACTTCCAGCACATGCAGCTTTTGACCGCAATTAGCGCACGTTAAAGCTCGCTCGACGCTTTCTTTCTGGTATTGAAGGGATTGGGATGGGCTAAGCATGGCTTTCACCATTAAAAAGTCGCTTGTAAGCATCAATGTCTCGTTTTGCTTCACCAAGCTTTCGTCTTAATTCCATGTTTTCTGATTCAAGCTTTTCCATGTCTTGCTGGTATCGATCGCGGTGTTCTTTCCATGCTTTTCGATACGCCTTCATGTATGTCATGTTGGCCTTTCTCTTTGCCTGACGAACTGCGTGGTGGTTTTCTACAAACCACTCAGGGTCGTTAAATGCTGCTCTGGCGCATGTATACCAATAATTTGTTGCCTCCCTGTTTAGCCATAAAATACTGATAAATGGCAACTGGATAGACACCATTTTTCGTTGAGACTCTTTCTCGCCAAACATGTGCCCTTTTTTGATGCTAAGGCCAAATCCAGGTTGAATTAAAAGCATTGTCATTTCCTCGCACGATGTCTTAGCCACCTGATATCCCACAGGTGAGCCGTGTAGTTGAAGGTTTTTACGTCAGATTCTTTTGGGATTGGCTTGCGTTTATTTCTGGAGCGTTTCGTTGGAAGGTATTTGCAGTTTTCGCAGATTATGTCGGTGATACTTCGTCGCTGTCGTCTCATGCCGCCCTCCTGACGCCCTGCCCGATCGCCATCAATGCCGCTTTGGATACGGTAGTAAACATCCGTCGAGGACTGATGAACGGTCGCCAAATCAGCAGCATTGAGCCTTTGCTGTTTCCCTTCTTCTCCAGCCCCGTCGATGGTTCGATAAAATTAATCCGTCCATCAGTGATGATGCGAACTTCGTCAACGCTCTCCAGAGCCTTGCTGAACCATCCGACTGACATATCCTCTGGTACAAGCATAACTACCGTCTGTCGCTGTTGTATGCACTGCTCAGCGGCTTTTTCCACCCACGGCCTGATATTGCTGTACGGTGGGTTATTCCAGATTGCACCGTGGCTTACCCACTCAGAATTGAGCGCGTCGTCGGCCTCAGTTAGCCAGTGAGCGCACAGAGCATTTTTGTCGCTCGCTGCCGAATCCAGCCAGAATCCAAACTCAATATCCAGCGCATCAAAAAGCCAAAGCGGCGTTTGCCAGCAGTCCTTGTCGTGTGCTGGCGTATTTGATTTGATAGTCATGCAGCCTTCCCTTTTCGTTGTGACCATTCATACTCTCGCCGGGAGTCATCACTCCACCGCACGTTGCGCTCTGAGCCGAACCAGAACATGATTTCGATAAGCTCAGTCATGCTGGCCTTTCGCATTTTGCTGGTACGCACGCCAAGCATAACAACGCCACCGTCGATACCAGGCGCACTTCTTTGCTCCATTTTTTTGGTCTTAAGCCACAGGGCAGTGAACAGGTCTTTCCAGTCTTCCGGCGCCAGCCGTTGACCATGCCATAGCACCTGACGCGAAACATCGTTCAGCATCGGCCACATACGGTCATTCTGCGCTTTGCTGCGTTTGGGTTCTCTAACGTGGACTTCGTGAGGTGACTTGTCGTCGATCGGAAGTGAGAGTATTGCGTCTATGGCGTTGTTTCTGATTGCTTCGTTGCGAAGCATGTATATTTGCTTCATCGTTACCTCAACTCACAAAACGCCACGCCACTTTTGCTACGACAACAGGCATAACACCGATAATCACCCACAGGAAAATGCTACCGAAAAGCACACCCACCAGGTCTTTACCTTCGCCTACCAACAGGACAAAACTGTTGGCAACAACAATGAACGTCGCCACCATCCACATAGCACCGAGAATCCTCAATGCAGAGAAAATTAACTCAGCCACGATTTACCCTCCCCCAAATAAAAAGGCCTGCGATTACCAGCAGGCCTGTTATTATCTCAGTGATGTAGACGGTCATCAGAATCCTCCTTTCTTCTTGGACTGCGGTTCCTCGCGTTCACGTCGGCGCATTTCAGCAGACTGTTGGTCTGTGTCATAAATAGCGCCATTTGCCTGAATGCAATACACCGTGCCGGTATTGCCATGACGATTGAGACGAAGGATTAGTTCGGTTTCACCAGGAGGAACGCTGTCATCAAAAGCACCTTCCCGATGGATCCCAACCCAATAATCGCAATCCTGTTCAATCTGCCCTGTATCTCGTGAGTCACTTGGTAATGGGCGTTTATTGGTTCGGCTTTCCAGTGCGCGGTTAAGCTGTGTCAGAAGCACAACAACGCAATCAAGCTCTTTGGCAAGGTTCTTCAATCCTTTGGTGATCATGCCGTAAGCAAGGTCGTTGCGATCGGCCTTCTCAGCAGTCATTAGTGTCAGGTAATCGACCAGAATCATGCCAACACATCCTTTTTCTCGCTTGATTCGACGGCTTTCGCTGACGATTTGAGCCAGAGATAATCCCGGCGTGTCGTCGATGTAAAGCAGGTCGATTTCACTCAAGCGATTGGCTGTTTCGATCGCCCTGTTGAAGTCACCATCGTAATCACCCTGATAGCTGTCATCAGCGTCATTTGTCGCCGGAAGGTAAAAAATATTCGGGTTAACACCTGACTTCTGTCCCACCAGTTTTTCCAGTATCTGGTCACCTGGCATTTCAAGGCTGAACATCAGAGCGGGCTTTTTCTCATGCACTGCGCAGTTGATTGCCATCTGGCTGTATAGCGTGGTGTTGTGAGTTAGAATGTATCCGTCAGTTGCATACAAATGTCTCTCGTGGGATACCATGATGCAAATGCACTCTTCACGTCCAATATACTCAACCGACGTGATAACAGGCGCACTTGTTTTGATGCGTTTTGCAGTGAATTTTTGCTTCAGGCGTGGAGATTTTATGTGTGATAGAACCTCATCAGGCAACCTGATTGCGCAAATATGGGCATCCATACCTTTGCGCATTTCTCCCTTATAACTGAATTTCGGCTCCTGTTTGGTTGTCATACGACACACGCCACCAAGAGAATGCACCAGCCGCTTTACACCATCTGACAGGAACTTGCTTGCCGAGCTAAAGCGCAGGGCATTATTTCCTTCAACCCAACCATCGGTTTCAAGTAATCCGCATAGAACATCAATACGAGTTTGCTTATCAGCAGAAAAAATAATATCCGGGATAATTTTAATCTCTGACATCCGGCCGTAGATACCAAGCCGTTGCATAACCCGCGTAAGAGATAATTTGCGGCTAAACTTGTGAGATAGGGAGTAATCGCAGCCAGAAACATGCCTGACTTCAATATCGTCACCCACTTCAGATCTTACTCGCTCAATGATGTATGGTTCCGTCATGCTGATTCGTGGCGTACCTGCAAGATTTCCATCGCCAAGTAACGCACCTAACAGCCATGGGCTAATCCCTAAATCAACAGGCAATCCGAAGTCACCGCTAATACCAGGAACATGAATGCGGCTTTGATAGCGAACGCATTCCATCATGTCCCGTAGGCGGCAGGTGTCTACAACATCAACGCCACCGGTAATACGGTTACTATGAATCTCCCACAAATGATCATCCGCGCAATCAACGGTTCTTCCGTCAGAGAACGTAACTCGGTAAATATCTCGCTCCCCTTGAGGAAAAACTCCAGACACGAATGATGGTTGTCCATCCACTGATGCTAGGGAATCTCCAACACATACGTCACGAAATGTTGTCCATGAACCATCAGCAAGCAAAATGCGTGAATTAAGCGGTTGCGCTTTCCCCATCTTAGGGCGAGCGCCAATGACAAACAGAGAGCCTTTCACCAGACCTTTCGGTGACAGCATCCTGTCCAGCGATGGGATCCCTGTGCTCATTCCCCGTTGTTCGCCTGATGGGTCAAATCGTTTCTCAAGGTCGCTAACCCAGTCTTCCATAACCTCACCAAATGAGCGAAGGCCGCGACGCGATCCGGTTTTTGCATGGTCTGTCAGTTGCGTGAAAATCGCCTGAATAGCTTCGTACTTCTGCGTCGCAGTCATTCCGTTGCGGGAATAGAGCAATTCCGTCGCTTCAGTCATGCGGTTGATGGCGTAGCGTTCCATTGCGGTTTCGCGAACCTGCATTGCATAGGCAACGATGTTTGCGGCGCTTGGCGTGTTCTTTGCGATCTCAGTGATATAAGCAAAACCGCCAACAGACGCCGTTAACGATTTACGCTCCAGTTCATCGAAAAGCGTCAGGCCATCTACTGGCTTTTGCTCACGGTGCATTCTGGTTATTTCTTCGAAAAGGATTTTGTGTGGTCGGCAGTAAAATGAATCAGGCTTCAGCATCGCCAGAACTTTCTGGACGCGCTCACTGCTGTCATCATCCAGAAGCAATCCACCAATCACCGCCTGCTCTGCCTCGATGCTATGGGGCGGCGCATAAAAATTATCGGTCATCGTGTTCACCCTCACGAACTTTCAGGTAGGTATTATCGTTAAGCAGGAAATCAAATCCCTTTTTGTGCCAGACGGTTCCGCGCTGATGGTTTGGGCGCTCTTCGAACATCCATCGGCAATTTTCGCCTACGTAGCTCAAATAATTTCTCCAGTCCTGCATCGTGAACCCATGCCCGTCGAGCTGGCGGGTTATCACTCCGGCTTTGCGCCAGAACGTTCGGATCTGGTTTTTACGCTTGTCATTCAGTGCGCGGATTTTTGGCGCTTCAGGAAGGATTTCGTGGTAAGCATCGACAACATCCTGACAGCTAACGGAAGGTTTTTTCTTGTCAGACTTTTTGTCTGCTGCGGTACTCTCTAATACGTCAGTATTAGAGATATTATTTATATTATTGTTTATGGACAACCGTTGGACAACCGTTGGACAATCTCCGCTGAGAGCCGCGCCATTACTGGTGTTTGCGATGGACAACCGTTGGACAACCGTTGGACAATTTTTTGCCTGAAAATCGTCATATTTAACGATTGTAAACAGGCTAAATTTCTTCCCCATCGAGCAAATATTAAGCATCCCTTTCGACTCAAAAGTCCGTAATAAGCTCCGAACTTTGTTGTCGGGGATGAATGTTTCTCTGACCAGCGACGGGCGTCCAGTTATCATCTGACCGCGATCAACAGTTATCGGACCGATATCCGTATTGACGACAGTAGATTCGTGATTAGCCTTGAGGATTAAGTGAAGCCAAAGATGTACTGCCTGAGAGTCCTTATAGAGCCTGCTGTCCATAAACTGGCGGTGTATAGAGACATACCCCATACTGGATGCCTCCTGATGTTGTACAGGGTTATGCCTGTAATCAGCTAACTTAACGACGCCCATGTTTCACTCCTGCTTTGGCTAGTCTGTAAACACCAACAAGGCGCTCTGCGAACGCCCTGTTATTTGCTGCGGCTACCACTAATCCCTCAGGTGAATCAGGGTGTCGAATCTCTTCTTTTTCCTGGTATTTCTTACGACGTTTTGTCATAATTACTCCTGTGGATTGATCCAGTAATTACCTCAGAATTGCATATCAATTTGCTTAAAATCCTCGGTGGCGGCCGGGGATTTTTTCTTTGTGATTTCATCAAGCGCATACTTAAAAGCCCTGCTAATCGGACTGATGTCTGATGCCATTCCGAAAGCACACAAGACCGAAGCAATAAATCTCCAGTCCGTTCTGCTTATCTTCGATTCATGACAGCCAATCATCTTTGCCAGACCGCGCTGGGTAAGCGTTGACAGGTTGATGAGTAAATCAGTTTCAGCGCGATCAACGTCGCGCTGTGATAGTTTGCTGTAACTTGTTTGTTCCATTTCTTATGATTCCAATAGTGAATATTTAGCTGAAAGGTATGCGTGGAAACGCATATGGCCTTAGTTGGTCAGATATATTGGGACTCGCTTTGTCAGCGACGTAGGACGAATGTCCATTGTGAAAATAGCGGATCCGCTTATTAAGCGGCTTGGTGTTCCGGCGGGAACACGTCATCAAGACTGACTTTTGCGCCTAACTTGTTTAGGCACGCAACAAGAGCACGGCATGTTTTAAGGTCTGGGAAGCGACGACCAGATTCCCAATGTCCGATAGCCCCCTGTGTGCATCCAACCGCCTTAGCAAGGGTTGTTTGAGAGATATTCAGTGACTCTCGATATTTTCGTAGGTTGCTCATATGCCCTCCATAGTAACCATGAAACAATAATACGATATGTACTCTTGGAATGCAAACAAAAAATACATCTTGTGCATGGATGGTTTTAGTACAGAGCGTAATAATAAGGATATGAAAATGAAATGGTATGAACTGGCTAGATCCAGAATGAAAGAGCTCGGCATAACTCAAGAGAAGTTAGCTGAAGAGCTTGGTATGACGCAGGGTGGAATTGGTCACTGGTTGCGCGGATCTCGTCATCCATCTCTTGACGAGATTGGTGTGGTGTTTAAATACCTTGGTATTGATAACGTCTCATTCAACCACGACGGTACATTTTCACCTGTTGGCGAATACTCATCTGCCCCCGTAAAAAAACAATATGAGTACCCTGTTTTTTCTCATGTTCAGGCCGGGATGTTCTCGCCTGAGCTTAGAACCTTTACCAAAGGTGATGCGGAGAGATGGGTCAGCACAACCAAAAAAGCCAGTGATTGTGCGTTTTGGCTTGAAGTTGAAGGTAATTCCATGACCGCACCAACAGGATCCAAGCCAAGTTTTCCTGACGGGATGTTAATTCTCGTTGACCCTGAGCAGGCTGTTGAGCCAGGTGATTTCTGCATAGCCAGACTTGGTGGTGAGGAGTTTACCTTCAAGAAACTGATCAGGGATAGCGGTCAGGTGTTCCTACAACCACTAAACCCGCAATATCCAATGATCCCATGCAATGATAGCTGTTCCGTAGTAGGGAAAGTTATCGCCAGCCAGTGGCCTGAAGAGACATTTAGTTAACAGCATCACCACTCTAAAACACACAACAATAACCCGACCTTAGCGTCGGGTTTTCTTTTTCCAAAATATAAATCAATAAAATACAAAGTGTTATAAAAAACCAACCATATTTAGAACATTTTGTATTGACTCAATAAAGTACACATCGTACTATTTAGCCATCAGCAGGACGCACTACTCACCAGGGCGGTGAATATACAACGATTCGAATATGAATCTACGGCGCTGACAAAGCGCAATAACCAAAGTGAACTTTGGGGTGTGGTGAAGGGTTCATGGACGGGAATATGTCGCACGTAAAGCGGCGAGGCCTGCGGGACTATTGCCGAATTGAAGTAGGCCGAAACAGGTCGAAATGGGTCTCCCACCTACCACACCACCAAAGTTCATCAGGAGGTCTATATGACACGCAGAACTCAGTTCAAAGGCAATTCACGTTCTCGTCGTCGTGAGCGTTTAAAGGCAAAGGCATTAGCTAACGGCGTACTGGCCCGCGAAGAAGCAATAAGTTCAGAAGTATTACACCGCCCTACTCTAAGCAGAGCGCAGATTCAGGCTAAAGGTACTCACGAAACGCCTGAGCGCATAGAAGACGCTAAGCCAATTAAGTTCATGGCACAGGACGTGATCTGGCAACAGAAAGAATACAGACGCAATCTGGAGCGAGCGGCCATTGTGTACGCGAATGAGTTTGGACATAAGCAACCAGAAACTGGTGTATGTCTTCCAAACGTAGCCATTTACGCGGCAGGCTACCGGAAATCAAAACAACTGACGGCGAGGTGACTTGTGTTGGTCGCCAGAAAATGAAATTAGGCAGTAAGCTACTGTATGAGGGGTGAGATATGCATAAATGTCAGTTCTGTGGATACATGTTTGAATCAAATGAAATGCAACGTATTTCGTTAAACCTTATCGGTAGGCCATACAACATTTGCCTAGGATGTAGCGAGAAATACAAAAACAAAGACATGTGGGACGACAATAAAAACGATATCGACTGGAATAAAGTGCCATGTATTGATGATAGTTAAAAATAATTATGCCGCATAGTCGGCCTTCTTTTGGCATAAACAACAGAGGTGAATATGAAAGAGTTTAAGGGTACGCCTGGTAAATGGAAGTACACGGTTAGAAACGTCAACGAGATGATGACTACGTTCCATGGTGTGACGATTGGTGACACATACATTGAAGTAGCAACAAGAAATGAAATGGAGGATGCGCTACTGATAGCAGCAGCTCCTGACCTTCTCGAAGCACTTCAGTTATTACTTAAGCAAACCAAAAATAGAACAACGACAACATATCCAGAATGGTATGGAGCTGTTAATAAAGGTCTTGCAGCAATCAGCAAGGCTCTGGGAGGTGAATGATGTGCGAGTTTTATGAAGCAGATATCAAACGCCCAGAAATGGCAAGTGATGCGACATTACGTGATTACTTCGCGGCAAAGGCTATGCAAGCAATGATTAGCAATCCATCGATTATCGATAATGATTCTGATGGAGCTGTTAATTATGCAGCAAGCGCTGCATATAAGTTTGCAGACGCAATGCTCAAAGCTCGCGAATAAGCACTGTGTATTCATTCCAACGAGTGAATACACGGAGCAATGTCGCTCGTAACTAAACAGGAGCCGACTTGTTCTGATTATTGGAAATCTTCTTTGCCCTCCAGTGTGAGGGCCTTTTTATATGCATATCAATAACGCTTCACTTGAGGCGTTTTCGTTATGCAATCAAACAGAAGGAGCATCCTATGCAACAGTTCGCTATTGCAGGGGCGGCATCGGTTCGCCCTTTCAACCCGATTTTATCGGTACAGCATTCACGAAAAAATATTTTAACCGGAGCAGACTTTAAACAACCAAGAATGAAAAGTTTTCTCGAAAAGCTTTGGGATATTTTGAAACAACAAGGCCGTCCATGAGTTTTACAGATAACTGGTCAGACGAAGAATTCATTCGTCAGATGAACAAAATGCTCAATCAGCACAAAGAACAGGAGAAAGATGATGATTCTGACTCTGAATGATAAGCGTGAAATATCGCAAATTATCGCAAGTTTTACTGATGAAGATTACGAACGAATCAACAGTGAAGTTGATCGCCTCTGCAAACGTTGCGACCCAATAAGCGAAATGCTTCGCTCATATAAACCAGATGAACACACTAAGGACGCTATCGACTGGCTGGAAGATGATGACTGTAACTATCAGGAAAAAGCCGCTGAATGGTTCTGGGATGCAATAACCGAAAGAGTTAAGGCTGAATATGCCTTCGCAATATTCAAACGCAGACACGTTTATGGAGAAGCAGCATGAGCAATATCGTTGAATTCGTTAAACAGCAAGAGCAGTTATTCTGCGGAGCATTGACTGAACAGACGGTGACATGGGCTAAGGAAAGCCAGTTTGCAATTCAGTATTTCCAGAAAAATGATTACCTGGCTAAAACAGCACTGGCAAATCCAACCAGCGCACAGAACGCCATCATCAATGTTGCGGCGATCGGTATCACCTTAAACCCGGCCAGCAAACTGGCTTATCTGGTTCCGCGCGACGGCATGGTGTGCCTTGATATCAGTTATATGGGATTGCTCCATATTGCAATGGAGTCTGGTGTTATCTCATGGGGTCAGGCAAAAATTGTTCATGCTAACGATAACTATGAGTCAAACGGGCTTGATAAAGCACCAACCCATAAATACAACGCCTTCGGTGATCGTGGTGATATTGTTGGCGTTTACTGCACAGTTAAGACGCCAGCAGGTGATTATCTAACGGAAGAGATGAGTCTGGCTGAAATTGAGGCTGTAAGGAAAACAAGCAAGGCAGCATTCAGCGATAAAGGACCATGGGTAAATCACTGGAATGAGATGGCGCGAAAGACTGTCGTAAAGCGTGCAAGCAAGTATTGGCCTAAGGCATCACGTCTTGATAGTGCTATTCACGTACTAAACGAAGAAGAAGGTGTGTGGACTGAACCAGTTATGCCGCACAAATCAGAGGAAGATATCCGCGAAGATGAAAGGAAACGCCAGCAGGAAATAACGGATAAAGCACAACTTCTTTGTGATGAAATGGCTCATGCTGAAAACATGGATGATTTGAAGCGATATTTTGCAGAAGCATATCGCCTGACATCTGGAATGAAATTGCAGCAGAACGTACAAGCCATTTACGCAGAATGCAAAGCGAAACTGGAGGTTGCCAGTGAGCAAACTGTATGAAATAGCCAATGAATACGCAAAGCTGATGGATTCAGATTTAGAGCCAGAGATGATTGCTGACACAATAGAAGGCATGGAAGGAGAATTTACCGATAAAATAGAACAACTTCTTGCCATTATTAAAAATGAATCTGGTTATGCTGAACGCCTCAAGGAAGAGGCAAAGTCACTAAATGAGCGAGCCGCAGTAATTCAAAATAAGATTGACAGCATTATGGCGTATATAGCGTCATCGCTTGAAATGGTTGGCAAGAAAAAGATTCGAGCAGGTATTCACCAGGTAACAATCCGCAAACCGTCAGAAATTGTAGAAATAATCGACTCAAGCGCCCTTCCTCCTGAATACGTTGAGTTTGAAACGACAATTAAAGCCGACAAACTGGCAATCAAACACCAACTAAAAGCAGGAATAAATATCCCCGGTGCTCAACTCAAGGTTGGGAAACCTTCACTTCTTATCAAATAACGGTATCGCCTATGAAAAAGACTCCTTGGGAGAAATGGGAAGTCGATTTCTTGCGCGAAGTAGCGGCGACAATGCCAGTTGAAGTTATCGCTGAAAAACTGGAAAGGACTGAAAAAGCAGTAATGGCGAAAGCAACAAGGATTGGCGCTGACATTGTTAGCAGACTTCGTGGAAGACGATGGACAAGAGCCGAAGTATCACTTTTCGGTAAGTTCTCCGCAGAAGAAATAGCAATTGCAACCTGCCGCTCAATTTATTCAGTAAGAGCTATGCGATACAAGCTAAAAAAACTCGATGAAGAAAGAGCAGGCATACGAATAAATTAACAAAGAGGAATTTACCATGAGAGGACTTGCATACAATCCCGGCATTCTTCCGGCAGAAATGATTATTCGCCAACGCGTAAAGCCAATGCCATCGAGAGAGTAATTGCTTAAGAGAAATAGTTTCGGTTCTGTTAATGACAACAAATATCTGAATGCGATGTGGCGCAAAGGAGGCAACCAGTGAGCAAGATTGACTATCAGGTACTGCGTGAGGCAGCAGTAGCAATTGAAACAGTAGCAACACCTCAAAAATTGCTGGCATTTCGTATGAAAGTCACACCTCAGGTTGTGCTGGCTCTACTGGATGAACGAGATGCATTAAATGAACGCCTAGCCGAACTGGAGGCTGATTTAGCAGGGCTGGCCGAAGACCACCAGAAAGCGACTGAGTCAATTAAGCAGGCTGATGCAGCTGTTAAGTTGGCACACGAGAAGTTTTCGGCGCTGGCGGCGGAGAATGCGATGTTGAAGCAACGGACACAGCAACTTATCGACATCATTAGTAATACTGACAATGACTACTGCATGTGTGGTTCTGCTATGAAAGACCACGTGCACAGCGGATGTGGTTATCCTACTGGCATGTTCGATTATTACTACAACCAGTGGCTGGAGTCAGATAACAAAACCCCAGCCACCGATGCTTTTCTGGCTGAAGTGCGGGCGCAGGGTGTGGATTCAGCGATTAACACAGTCATTGCGATGATGAACCATCAGCATCCTGTCACATCGAAGGCAATCGACATAATGCGCGTCCATGCCTACCAAATTCGCAAAGGAGTGCAGTCATGAGAAAATCATACATCGTTATTCAGCAGTACTGGTGGTGCAACGAGAAAGGCCATGGAGTTGAATACACGACAGACGGCGTTGACTTCGATAAGCGCGATAAGGCAATCAAGCATGGTCTGAAAACACAAGGTAGTGATGATTTCAACATCGGCGTTATCGAAGGCGGTAAGCTTGTTTCCTTCGACTGGATGAATGAGCCAGTGGGTGAAAGTGCAGAGACACTTGCTGAAATTGCAGAAGCCATCGGTTACGAAGGAACCGCCCAATGAGCAACATCGACAAACAGGCGCTGCGTGAAATCGCAGCGGCAGCAGTTGGCGCACATGAGCTCCTTAGTGTTATGCCGCCTGATGACATTTTCGATATCTCACTGGCAGAAGGAACTCAGCTTGATGCAGATATCACTGCCTTGAACGCGCTGAACTCCGCAGCAAACCCCACTACCGTGCTGGCGCTGCTGGATGAGCTGGAAGCCGCAGAAAAGAAGACTGTCGAAATGCCAACCTTCGACGGCTATGTGCCACACGTTGCGCGAGAACTTCAAGAGGCATTCCGCATCGCCTGTGATAACGCTGGCATCAACGTCACCGCAGCCGGTAAAGGGGAGTAAGCATGAAATACGAAATCCCGGAATCAGAAGATATTGAATGGCAGCAGGATATGCTCCGTGAAATAGACAGCGCCCTTGATGTCTTGCGTGATGAACATGAGCACGCAGAGGTAGTGGAGGAAATCATCAATGATATCACCGCGAGAATAGCATCACTCCGCGCGTACTCTGGATACTGAGGACTAACCTATGAGCACTATTACCAGAGAATTCACCAAAGAGCAGTTACAGCAAATTATCGAAACTGACCACGTTCAATGCGGTGAGGCTTCGGCGCTGGCGCGTATCGCGCTGGCATCGCTCGAAGCGGAGCCTGTGGCGTGGGCGCACAGATTAATCAACAAGCGTAACGGAGTCGTTCACCCTTGGGTTTACGGTAGCGCAGAGGCGTGTCCAAGCGAGGGGGATATCTTCAATATTGAGGTAATGCCGCTCTACACCGCCCCGCCAGCGCCGGTATCTGTGCCCGCTGCGATGGAAATTGATGATGACTTTGACAGCGCGTTTGAACACGGAAAAGCTGTCGGCTGGAACGCCTATCGCGCCGCCATGCTTCAGGCCGAACCTGTAAGTAATAGTGATGAGTTACCGCTGGACTATCTGCAAGGTCACAAAGACGGCCTTGAATGGGCTGCACAATTGGCAGAAGCCAATCATCCGCAAACAGGTGACTGGTTGTACGACGACCAAATCGATCTTGCCAGGGCGATTCGCAAAGGTCCGGATATGCCTACTGTTCAGGGTGGCAACTATCCGGTAACTCCGGATGGTTGGATAAGCTGTAGTGAGCGAATGCCTGAAAAGGGCCAGAACGTGCTTATTTCGGTGAATTTCGATAGCTCTCTGGTTGAACCGCTAATATGCTCCGCACGCTATACCGGAAGCACCTTTCGGCGCGGAGATGCAACGATTAAGCCTGGTAATGATATTGAGCAGGCAACTCACTGGATGCCGCTACCGGAACCGCCGCAGGAGGTAAACCGTGGCTAACCTGCAACTTGCCGTTAAAGGTGAATAACAATCCTCGCACTCGCGGGGATTTCTTTTATCTGAACTCGCTACGGCGAGTTTTGCTTTATGGAGATGATAAATGCACTTTCGAGTCACAGGTGAATGGAATGGAGAACCATTCAACAGGGTTATCGAAGCAGAGGACTTCAACGACTGCTATGACCACTTGATGATATGGGCGCAGATAGCACATGCAGACGTAACCAATATTCGAATTGAAGAACTGAAAGAACACAAAACCGCCATCAGGCGGTTTTTTCTTGCGTGTAATTGCGGAGACTTTGCGATGTACTTGACACTTCAGGAGTGGAACGCACGCCAGCGACGCCCAAGAAGCCTTGAAACAGTTCGTCGATGGGTACGCGAGTGCAGGATATTCCCTCCTCCGGTTAAGGATGGAAGAGAGTATCTGTTCCACGAATCAGCGGTAAAGGTTGACTTAAATCGACCAATAACAGGTATCCTTTTGAAGAGGATCAGAAATGGGAAGAAGGCGAAGTCATGAGCGCCGGGATTTACCCCCTAACCTTTATATAAGAAACAATGGATATTACTGCTACAGGGACCCAAGGACGGGTAAAGAGTTCGGATTAGGCAGAGACAGGAGGATAGCAATTACTGAAGCAATACAGGCAAACATTGAGTTATTTTCAGGACACAAACACAAGCCTCTGACAGCGAGAATCAACAGTGATAATTCTGTTACGTTACATTCATGGCTTGATCGCTACGAAAAAATCCTCGCCAGCAGAGGAATCAAGCAGAAGACACTCATAAATTACATGAGCAAAATTAAAGCAATAAGGAGGGGGCTGCCTGATGCTCCACTTGAAGACATCACCACAAAAGAAATTGCGGCAATGCTCAATGGATACATAGACGAGGGCAAGGCGGCGTCAGCCAAGTTAATCAGATCAACACTGAGCGATGCATTCCGAGAGGCAATAGCTGAAGGCCATATAACAACAAACCCTGTCGCTGCCACTCGCGCAGCAAAATCAGAGGTAAGGAGATCAAGACTTACAGCTGACGAATACCTGAAAATTTATCAAGCAGCAGAATCATCACCATGTTGGCTTAGACTTGCAATGGAACTGGCTGTTGTTACCGGGCAGCGAGTTGGTGATTTATGCGAAATGAAGTGGTCTGATATCGTAGATGGATATCTTTATGTCGAGCAAAGCAAAACAGGCGTAAAAATTGCCATCCCAACAACATTGCATGTTGATGCTCTCGGGATATCAATGAAGGAAACACTTGATAAATGCAAAAAGATTCTTGGCGGAGAAACCATAATTGCATCTACTCGTCGTGAACCGCTTTCATCCGGCACAGTATCAAGGTATTTTATGCGCGCACGAAAAGCATCAGGTCTTTCCTTCGAAGGGGATCCGCCTACCTTTCACGAGTTGCGCAGTTTGTCTGCAAGACTCTATGAGAAGCAGATAAGCGATAAGTTTGCTCAACATCTTCTCGGGCATAAGTCGGACACCATGGCATCACAGTATCGTGATGACAGAGGCAGGGAGTGGGACAAAATTGAAATCAAATAATGATTTTATTTTGACTGATAGTGACCTGTTCGTTGCAACAAATTGATAAGCAATGCTTTTTTATAATGCCAACTTAGTATAAAAAAGCAGGCTTCAACGGATTCATTTTTCTATTTCATAGCCCGGAGCAACCTGTGAACACATTTTCAGTTTCCCGTCTGGCGCTGGCATTGGCTTTTGGCGTGACGCTGACCGCCTGTAGCTCAACCCCGCCCGATCAACGTCCTTCTGATCAAACCGCGCCTGGTACCTCTTCTCGCCCGATTCTGTCGGCAAAAGAAGCGCAGAATTTCGATGCTCAACACTATTTTGCATCCCTGACACCAGGTGCTGCAGCGTGGAATCCTTCCCCGATTACCCTGCCTGCGCAACCTGAATTTGTTGTCGGCCCGGCGGGCACTCAAGGTGTAACGCATACCACGATTCAGGCGGCGGTAGATGCGGCAATTATCAAGCGTACCAACAAGCGCCAGTATATTGCCGTGATGCCTGGTGAGTATCAGGGAACGGTATATGTCCCTGCCGCTCCGGGTGGAATTACTCTGTACGGTACAGGTGAAAAACCGATTGATGTGAAGATTGGGCTTTCCCTTGATGGTGGCATGAGCCCTACCGACTGGCGTCACGACGTCAACCCGCGCGGCAAATATATGCCAGGTAAACCAGCGTGGTATATGTACGATAGCTGCCAGAGCAAACGCAGCGACAGTATCGGTGTTCTCTGCTCTGCGGTCTTCTGGTCACAAAACAATGGCCTGCAACTGCAAAATCTGACCATCGAAAACACGCTGGGCGATAGCGTAGATGCAGGTAACCATCCGGCGGTGGCACTGCGTACTGATGGTGACCAGGTACAGATTAACAACGTTAACATTCTCGGTCGTCAGAACACCTTCTTTGTCACCAACAGCGGTGTGCAGAACCGTCTGGAAACGAATCGTCAGCCGCGTACGCTGGTGACCAACAGCTACATTGAAGGGGATGTGGATATCGTTTCTGGTCGCGGCGCAGTGGTGTTCGATAACACCGAATTCCGCGTGGTGAACTCACGTACTCAGCAAGAAGCGTATGTGTTTGCACCGGCTACGCTGTCCAACATTTACTACGGTTTCCTCGCCGTAAACAGCCGTTTCAATGCTTTCGGTGATGGTGTGGCGCAACTGGGCCGCTCGCTGGATGTTGATGCCAATACCAACGGTCAGGTGGTGATCCGTGATAGCGCCATCAACGAAGGTTTTAACACGGCTAAACCGTGGGCTGATGCGGTGATCTCTAATCGTCCGTTTGCGGGTAATACCGGCAGCGTAGATGATAACGACGAAATACAGCGCAATCTGAATGACACTAACTACAACCGCATGTGGGAATACAATAACCGCGGCGTGGGTAGCAAAGTGGTTGCAGAGGCGAAGAAGTAA